ACTGGCCGCAGCATTATTAGCTTGAGTTAATGCATTCCCTGCTTGCGTTGTAGCAGTTGTTGCATTAGAATCTACTGTAGCTGCTACACTGTCTATATAAGTTCCTAAACTATTTGTTTGTGTTGTCCATGTGGATAGTGCGGCTACCCAAGCATCGGCTTTTGCTACAAACGTATCTGGATCATTGTTCCGTGCTGGAGCTGTTGGTAATGATGTAATTACTGGAGCTGTCATGTTAAGTTAATCCCTCAATTTCTATGTTACAATCACTTACTATGTGATTTGAAATTACTATATCAAAATCTTTATAAAAACCATAAATCATTGTAGACTCATAATTGTCATCCCCTATCCATACACAAGCGGTAGTACGTAAATCAGCTAAAAGATTTTGTAGAGCGTCTATTTGCTCATTCAATACAGCCATTGTATACTTAGCTCTTTTTGCATAATTACGTTGTACAACTACATAATCCCCAAAATCATTTTTTTCTTTTCTACTGTAGTCTTGAATTCCTACAGTAGCACCAAGATTAATACCTTCACCAAGGTAATTAATCTGGCCTAAAGTGCATACTCCACATTTAGCTGTTCTTCCGGTATTTGTAACAGTTATCTCAATAATGGCTGTTCCATAAGACGGCATATCAGTTATAACAACACTTTTCTTTTTGGAAATTGGAGAAAAGAAATAGTTATGCCAGTTATTGATTGTTCCATTATTATTTAAGCTTACTGTTTTATCATATACAACACCTTCTAATGGATCAGTAACCTTAACTCTAATACTAATACCTTCTAGGTTCATTAATGATACAGAATTAACTACTTGCCCCGGTGTAATTGTAACTACAATTGAATCTGCATTTGTTGTTTGTGTTGTGTTGCTTATATCAAACATCTTCCAACGATTAGTTGGACTTACCTCAATCCACCAAGTAGCATTACTAGCAAGAGTTGGGTCTTTATTCAAATTACTATTTTGTAATGACTCATATACTTTATGAGTACTAACTACTATCACTCTTTGACCAAGAGAATATGTAGTTGCTGAACTCCAAGCAGCATAGTCAGTTTCGGCTACGTTGCTTGAAGTCAGTCTACTATCTGTGATCGTGAGTGGTGGTATTACTTTTAAAGCTCCCACTTATTACCTCACAATAAATTAAACAGCTCTAGTTTCTGGCATACCATCTCTATCCCAACGCTCAAAGTACTTAGCACTTGTTGCGGTGTTAGCTGCAATAGTTCTATTGGCAACAGCTAGTTCTTCTTTCATAGATGCAATTTGAGAAATAAGATCAAGTTGGTTTTGGTCAATTATATTAATTCCACCGTGCTCTGATGCGCTAGTTGATTGCATAGCGTCTAGTTGTTGTTGCTTATAATCAAGATTATTCTGGATCAATGTGTTAACATTAGATTGGAAATTACTTAATGAAGAATCAACAGATAGAATTGCTTGGTATGTACCCATTGCAATGTCTAGTTGCTTTTTAGCATTAGTTAGGATACTATCTAGATAAGCTACATCGGAGTCGTATTTCTTCTGCGCTATATCTAACTGATCCTCAAGAGACTTTATTGTACCGTTATGCTCTATTTCTAATTGAGATAACTCAGTCTGAAGAGATTTGTCTAAAGTATCTATTAAAGAATCATGTTGAGATTGCAAAGTATGTAATTGAGCTTTTGCATTCAGATCAGCTTGTTTTCCAAGTTCTTTTGACAAAGCTATTGAGGATTCAATAGCTGCAATAGTGGCCGTAGCTGAGTCTGATTGTTTTCCAACTATGTCCCCTAACTGAGAAAGTTTACCAGCAGTGACTAATTGTTCTTTTTTAAAATCAAAAGCGCTAGCGAATGAGCTAGAAGATATATTTCCTAATGTATCAGTTATATCTTTAAAAGAAGATGCTTCAGGTAACGTCCCAGAAGTTTTAGCTTTTTCTAATATTGTATCTAGTGCTGTTTTAGCTACTTGATAACTTTGTGTTGATAAAGCTTCATCTGTAAGTTTCTTTATTGTAGATACTATACTGTCAAACAAGCTTTTAAGATTATCTTTTAGAGTTTTTACAATGTCTAATTGATCTGACAGAGCTTGTTGTTGATCTTCATAGAACTTAGATTCAGCTTCTTTTTGATTTTCTAATGCCTTCTTAGCAGAGGAATATCTTTCATTTTCTATATCTTTTTCGTCTTTTGTAAAAGATTCTAATGCCTTCTTAGCAGAGGAATATCTTTCATTTTCATCAGTCTTTAATTTATTCAAGCTTTTTATCTGAGCATCTAAATCCAGTTTTAATTGAGTCTTTCTGGCATCTACAGAGCGTTGTAGACCTTCATATGCTCCTTGGGCTGAAGTGGTTAATGCTTCTACAACTTTCCCTAAAGCAATTTGAGCTTTATCTGCTGCTACAGCTACATCAGTCAACTCAGTAGTTACACTAGCAAACTGATCTGCCATACGAAGTAGTGCAATATATACAGCAGAATCGGTATCTTTATACTTGTTTACCAAATCTCTAAACTGTATTCTAGCATCTTTAGCATTAATGTCAATCATTGACAAGCCAAGGGCTTTAAATTCTTCTGTCAATAGATTAACTGTTTGCTTATTTTTCTCTGATTCTGAATAGAATTTATCATAGAAATTACCAACTAAGCTTGAAAGTTCTTCTAAGCCTCCTGCTAAATCTACAAGTTTCATCTTAGCTTTAACAGCTTCCAAACCAGTTGTGCTAAATGTCTGTCCAATCTGATGGAAAATGCCATCAACAGTAGCGACAGTAGAAGCCACCCGAGTAAGAGTCTCAAAATAACCCTCTCCTACTTTCTGAAATTCCTCAAGAGTAGCTAGAGCTGCAGTAGCCATCTGATCGCCTAATTTACTAAACACATTTGTTAATGTCTTTTGTAAATCTTCAGCAGATAAGTCATGCAAACTAATTGCACCAATATCTACAACGAAGTTGTTTAAACGATCAGTGAAAGCTTGTCCATCCATACCAAGAGCTTTAGCAGATTCTTTAATAGAATTACCCATATTCTTAACAACTTCTGTTAGCTGTTTAGCTACAGTATCATCAAGATTTTGCAATTCCATTTCTGAAGAAGTTGTAGTTTTACCCCACTTCTTACGTTTAGTTTCTACTTCAGCATACCCTGTAACATTCAACATAGCTCCGTCAATAATGTCTTTCATTGATTGGCTAAATTGAACAATACCAGAATCAACTACAGATTTCTTAACATGGAATAATAGACCTCCCAAATCAAAGTTTGTATTTTTATCAAACATGCCGGGCACAAACTTAACTTGTGCTTGAACATCTTGACGTAATACAATCTTAGCAACACCTGTAATGCTACTCTCAATACTTTTTAGAGCATTTAACATACCTTCATTATATTTAAGAGAAATACTAGAGTTATTGGCAACAGTTTCAAGAGCTTTAGAAGCACTTTCAGATTTAGCTGATGTATCACCAAATACTGTGCCCTTACCTTGTTCTTCTTGGCGTGTGGCTGAACCAACACCTCCAGTACCACCACCTCTTGTTGCGCCTGCAACTGCAAAGCCTAGACCGGCCATAATAGCAATCATTGCTGCGCCAGTTACGAAGTTGTACGGTGGAACACCGACGAAAGCACCAGCAATAGCTGCCTTAGCGAACGAGAGGGCTTTAATAGCGTTTTGAGCAACATATACAGCAGTAGACGCGATTGTAGCCTCTTGCTTAATTCCTTCACCAACTACAGTTGCTGTTGTCTCTGCGTTAGTAAAGAACATCTTCTGAACGAAGTTTTTAATGGCTAGAGCTAATTCAAGTGCGCGGAAAGCTTTTTCAGCTTTCTCCATAATTGCATAGCCCTTTGAATGCTCGTTAAAGAAGCCTTTAGCTTGTCCTGCCATTGAACCAAACATTTGTGCAGTAATTTGTAAGCGCTTATCTGCAGCTTGTTTTTCTGCTTTTACAATCTGATCTTCTTGATCTTTTCCGCCAACAACTTTAATTGCTGCAATCTGGTCTGCTAGATTTTTATTGATAGCTGCTGAAGTCTTACCAAATTCCTCATAAGAGTCCGTCATTTTACCAATAGCACTACCTGCTTCACCAAAGCCATCTGCTAGGATTTGCCCCGGTGTACGCCCCATTTTGAATAGATCAATCTTGGAGGCAACTAGCATCTGTTCGACTAATGCTTTACTAGCCTCACCAGCCTTATTTAAAAGACTAATCTGATCTTGTAGGCTTTGGATACGCTTTGTTGCTGCTTCAGCTTCTTTATCAGCAGCCTGCATGCCGGCCTTATCTCCTCTGGCTGCAGCCCTAATTGATGCTAGTCTGATTTCACCGTCTATCAATGCTTCATTAGCTACAATTTGTTGTTTTAGAAATTCAATCTTATCTCTGTCAGCCTGTAGAGCTAGAAGTTGAGTTCCTAATGCTGTTTGACTTACATCCCTATTAGCTAACTTTTGTAATTCAATCTTTTCAGCAATAGCTCTGTTAGACTCAAATAAACTTGCATTATATTGCTGTGTTCTTTCAAATTGCTGAGTCTTAGCTGCTAATTCTGCTTGTTCTATTTTTGAAGCTTCTTTCTTTAAGTCTATTAAAGCAGAGTTAACCTTAACAGTCTCTTTTAATGTTTCAAGTTCTTTTACAGCAGAACCTTTAGCTTTATTTGCATCCATGAATGATTGGATTTTTAAAGCTTCTTTTTCACCAGAGGTTAATTTTCGACGTAGCTCTAACTCTTCCTCTTGCGCACTAATAAACGCTTGTACAGAGTTTAACTGATTTGTATATTTCTTTTCTAAAGACTCTTCTGTTCTTGCAGACTTCTTCATTGCATCTAAGAGAGCTTTATTGCGAGCCTCCTTAGTAATCTTTTCATCAAGCTTTAGTAACTGAGTACTAGCAGCAATTTGCTCATTAGCACTCATATTTGTACGATTAGCAATATCTTGACGCAATTTAAACTGATCTTTTTCAGCCTCAGTCATTTTACGCTTCAGTCGGAATTCTTCATCAAGAATAGCAATTTCAGCATCAATAGCTGCAGTATTAACTTTGATTTTTTCTACTGACTGCTGCTCTTGTAAAGCTTCTAATTTCTTCTGTGCTTCACCATAAGCTGTACCGAGTTCTTTAACTTTCTTAATTAGAGCGTCCATCTGCTCCTTAGCTTCTGGGTTGGAAAAACCTAGAGCTTTAGCTTTTTCTTGCTCTTGACTGATCCTACCGATTTCAGAGGCTAGCATTGTATAAGCTACTTTTGTACGTTCTACCTCTGCTTGCTGGATTCTCATAGCTCCAGCAACATCCCCACGCTTAATAGCTTCATCAAAAGCTTCGCCTGCTTTTTCAGCTTCAGTTTTAGCCCCACCAAAAGCTACAGCCAGCCCTACAACAACAGCAACTAAAGCAGTTAAAGCTAGAATAATTGGATGCGCCATTAATAGTGTTAAAGCCCCACGTAACACCCCTGTAGCCTCTGCCGTGGCTAATGTTGCTCCTGTAGCTGCAATTTGGGCACCAGTATAAGCAGATGTAGTCACGGCTGCTGCCGCTGTTGTTGTAGCAGTAACACCCATAGCTACGTTATAAGTAATAAACCCTGCTGCAGCGCCAGCAATTACACCAACAATAATGTTTAGATTATCTCCGATGAATTTAATAGCTTGAGCTAGTTTAGTTGTAATACCTGTAGCTTCATTCATCTTTCCAGCAAAACGTGAGAAAGAGTCCCCTAAAAGGGTAAATGCTTGACCTACAGTTAGAGGCATATCTGCTGCTTTTTCAGCTAATTCTGCCCAATGTTTTTTCAACGCCTCTGTTACTGTGATTGTAGACAGCATACCTTCAGAGGCCATCTTCTTTAATGCACCTTGGCTCTTACCTAATTCTTGTGATAGGATACGTAGAATAATTGGAGCACCAGCAGCAACAGCATTAAACTCAGCCCCACGTAAAACACCAGCCCCCATAGCTTGAGAAAACTGGAGCAATACAGAATTAGTTTCAGCAGTAGTAGCGCCACTAATTTTTAAGGCTGCAGCCATGCCTGTTGTAACTTCCATAGCTGACTTAGTATTGTAGCCATATTCACCCATAGCAGGAACTAGACGAGTGAATAGAGTAGTCATACCTTCCATTGGTACAGCTAATTTCTGTGCAGTTTTATATAAATTTTCTTGAGCATCTGCAGCTACTGAAGCACTGCCTAGAAAAATCTGTAGCTTTGAATGTGCTAGTGTCCAACCATCTGCTGCTGTAATAGCAGCTTTACCAATATCTACTAATGCTGCTGCAAGCATTGCTCCACCAAGCAGATTACGTAGCTGATAAAAACTCTTACCAACTACTTGAAATACATTGTGGCCTTCCATTAAAGACTGATTTAAGCTTGCAACACCTTTACGGGCTACTTCAGCATCTCTCCCCATATCCTTAAAATTGATATTCATGCTACCTTTTGGAATGGCATTTTTTAGAGTGTCTACTGTCTTAGCCAGCTCTTTAAGAGAGGCATTTACTGCAGCAAATGAGCCTACAGGAAAAGCATTAGCAAACTCTGAGCGTAACTGCTGTAGAGCCGCTTTAATAGCTCCAATACTGGCAGATGTAGTTGTCATCTTGCCAGATAAACGTGAAATAGCACTCTCTGTACGCTCAGCTTGAGAGCCTAAAGCATCAAGAGCCTTTGTAGCATCATTAATGCCTTTACTTTCTACTTTTATTGAAAGGGTAGTTACGTCCATTGCCATAGCGGCTTCCTTATGCTTTTACTGTTGGTCTATTCATAAATATTGCTGCGAATTTATCGTTAAGCTCTTGCTTAGTTGGTAGCTTATAGATAAATGGTGGAGGGCAATCTTTGCCATTTGATTGGTTGTACTGAGAAGCATATTCATCAGACAACTCTTTTATTAAAGAAATCTCCCACGCAGAAAGCAAAAGCCCTGTCAAAGACAACCAGCTTTGTATCTCAGTCCATTTAAGACCTTCGACACCATAACCGTTGCTTCCGACAGGGCCAGCTTCATGCAGTAGGTTTACCAGATACTCGGCCCCATCACACTCTGGTAAAATGAGTTCTTGAGCATCTGGATTTAAAGATTGAAATCTTTGAAACCTATTCCGCTTATCTTTTGATTTTGTATCATCTGGGCATGATGCTAACCATGCCAGATGACGTACATGTAATTGCAGTTTAGGTTTTAGCTCGGTAAAAAATTACTTACATCCCCGATGGCTGCGTCTACTTGGTCACGCACCCATCCTAGAGATGGATCACTATATAGTGAAGTCCAAGTTTCTTTATCGGTGATAGCTTCGCCATTATATGCAAGATTTTCTGCAGCTACTGAACAAGCTACTAAAAGTTCAACCCCTTCTTCACGTAGCACTTCTGCACTCACTTGTTTTTTGCCACGGCGTAGTTGACGGTTTTGCATAGCAGTAATAGCGTTACGATAAGCTGAGCTACCGGGGCCATTTACAATAATTTGTACTGGTTTCTTTTTATCATCGCCATCATATAGTAGTTCATCAGTAACTGGATGACGTAGGTGTACAACACATTGATCTTTAGTACTTAGGGCTGATAGGTTAAATGCCATGATTTAGTTCTCCTTAGTTGTCGGTGTAGAGAGGAAATAAAAGGGGCCGAAGCCCCTTATTAGCTTATTTAAATTAAGCTTGGAAAATCGTTGAATCGATTTCAATATTACATGTAGAACCAGTAATTGAATCAACGCCGCCTACTTTTACTGGATAGCCCATAGCTTGACCAGTGAAGTAGAAGTTAGTACCATTCTGTAGAGTTACTTTGTAGCTATATGAAGCATCGCTGTCTACAGCAGTAGCTAGAAGTGTTTGACCCGGATCGGTAGGAACACGAGCCATTTGTAGAGCGATAGTGCCATTGTTAAATGAACCTTTACGCTTAATGGTTTGGCGTGTACTTAGTGGATTGTGGGTAACTAGATTATATGATTTACCGAATTCGCCAATGTCAGTAACTTCTGCGATTTCTGTATATGATACAGCTTGTAGACCTGCTAGGGTCACTGCACCCGGTGGATTGCCGATAGAAATTGAACTACCCGCAGATGTAAATGCACCACTCATTATTTAATCCTTTATTATAGAGCTAGTAGTGTATAAACTAGCTGACCGGCTGTGCCAGTATTTGTAATTGCAATAGTGCCAGAAAGGAAAGCTTTAATACTGTCTAGATTAACAAGAACTGTTCCGTTAGCTGGAACTGTAAAAGTTTTACCAGCAGCAACGCTAATTGTGCCACCATAACCATCTGGAGAGATGGTAGTAGAACCAGAGCCGTCGATAGTAACATCTAAGTTACCGCCAGTCGTATTACGTACCGCTAATACTTGGAAAGTATTAGGTACATAAGTTAGAGTATCTGAAGCGGTAGAGGCTGTGGTAGTTACTGTCACAGGCCCATTCTGCCGCATACTTGTTTGAGCAATAGTTGCCATTTAAATTCCTTAAATTGTTTGTGTTTCTTTTCTATAATAAAAAGATACAGGTAATACCCTATATCCATTTATAGGTTCTGCTTTACCAATATGTCCAATCTGGTCTATACTTGTATCACCAAACTTAGGAATTACTGG